GAAGAGCGTACCGCCAGGGCTCCAGGAGTACCTTTTGGCCTCAGCCGCCGCCCTTGAGGATGAACCGCAGCTCGCGCTCGACCAGGCCGGGCAGCGCCGCCTCGATGCGGGCGCGCACCCGTTGGTTGATGCGCTTGGTGTTGAACATCTGCGGCACGTCGATGGTTTGCAGCGGCTTGATGGGCAGGCGCTTCGATCCCACCCGCTCAAACGCCGTGCGCGCCTTGTTGCCGAGGAAGCCAGCACGCAGCACCACACGCGGGCCGCCTCGCTTGATCTTGACCGTCAGCCCTCTGCGCGTGGCCTTGGCACCGAAGCTGGCCAGGTTGATCGCACGGCGCCGGCCGCTTGGGTCTTTGCTGAACAGCTCGCCGCTGATCTCCAGCTTTCCCTTGGCCACAAACGCCTTGCGCACCTGCAGCTTCTCTCGGGCCTTGCTCACGGTCAGCATGAACTCATCACGGATCGAGCGGGCCATCTCGGTGCGGCCCAGTGCGCTGGCCTTGTTGATGGCCCTGGCCATGGCCTTGTCGTTGGCAGCAATGTCCTGCCCCAGCTTTTTCAGCCCTTGCTTCAGTCGGCTCAGATCGGCTTTCACTTCCAGCTTCATGCTCGCTCTCCCAGTTCTTTGCGGGCCATCAGTCCAGCCCTCCAGCCGAATGACCGCCTCGGCCACCAACCATGCGGGACGGCTCTGGCCCATCCCATCCGCTGAAGCGCTGGTAAGTGCCATCGAAGTGCAAAGGCACCGTACAGGTGGGGCCGTTCTTTTGCTTGCCCACGTGCGCCTGCGCGTAGTGCTTCCACTCAGGCCCGAGCTTTTGGTTGCGCTGGGCTTCACGGTGCAACAGCACGATGGTGTCGGCAGCGCCCTCGATATCTCCGCTGTCACGCAGGTCACTCACCTGCGGCACGCCCCCACGCTCATCGGCTTTTCTGCTCAGTTGGCTCAGCAGCACGATCCAGACACCAAGCTCCTTTGCGAGCGCCTTCATCCCGTTGGCCACCTGGCCGAGCTGCTGGTTGCGGTTGTCACCGTCGCCCATCATGAGCTGCAGGTAGTCCACCACCACCAAACGCAACGGCCGGCCATCACGCTCTGCGCGGTGCTTTGCCTGCTGCACCTTGCGGCGCACGTCCATCAAAGTCAGCCCGCCCTGGTCATCCACCCAAAGCGGCAAACCCTTCAGCATCTCGATACCCGACACGACACCACCCCACAGCGCATCCTGGTCGCGTGCGCGCTGCGGGTTGCGAAGGTCTGCCAAGTTGATCCGCCCCTTGTTCGCCACAGCTCGGCTGGCCAGCATCGGCAGGCTGTCCTCTTGGCTCAGAAACAGCACCCCATGCCCGTCACCCGCCACGTTGGTCGACACTGTCAGGCACAAAGCGCTCTTGCCCATGCTTGGCCGCGCGCCCACAACCCACAGCTCACCAATGCGGCCACCGCCAGCGGTGCGCTCATCAAGTTCGTGCAAGCCGGTTGCAATCGCCACCGAGCCGCCTTCCATCTGCTGATTCAGAGAGTCGACCAAGTTGGCCAGCACGCCATCGATCTGCACCGGCTCGCCACTTGCGGCGCCCTTGCTCACCATCGCCAGCAAGCGGGTCACCATGCCGTCGATCAAGGCAGGCACAGCCTCCACTGCTGCGGTGCGCTTGGCCGCAGCCTCCACCAGCTCGCCACCCATGCGCATCAGCGCCCGCCGCAGTGCGGCTTCGCGCACGATCTCCGCATAGCGCCGTGCGTTTCGCGCGCTGGGCACCGACATGGCCAAGCCATTGAGGTACTCAAGCGCCACGCCGGCAGACTGCCCAGCAGCATGCACCGTGATCACGTCGGCAGCCTTGCCAGCCACCACCAAGCGCTCAATGGTTGACCAGATGGCGCGGTGCAAAGGCTCGTAAAAATCACCTTCGCCGAGGAGGTGCCCAACGGCCTCAAAGGCCTGGTTGTCGATCAACACCGCACCCAGCACACTCTGCTCGGCTTCGAGGTTATGCGGCGGCACCATGGCCTGCCTCAAGTCATCCATCATGTCGCGGCTCCTTTGTCATTGGGCTGATCTGCGGTGGCCTGGCCCTGCCCCGCCTCCTCTTTCGCCGTCGCGTGGGCACGCCTCGCCTGCTCGCCTCGCGTCGTCAACTGCGCCTCGCCCTCAGGCCGCAGGTACCAAAGCGAATACCAGTTGCCCTCGACGCTGTTGCGGAACGTGCGCGCCCAGTCCCTCTGGCCCTTGCCCGCCTCAAGCCGGCGGCGCTTGAACTCAGCCCAGTGCAGTGCCAGCACCTCACGGCCAATGCCCACCCGGTCGCAGTAGAGGAAAACCGGGTCATCCTCAGGGATCGGCTTTTTGCCCTCCGCCTTGCACCGAGCCAGCCAGGCCTTCAGGCACTCCACCTGCGCGCGCTTGCGGCCAGCGGGTACGGCTTTTTCCTCATGGCCCTGTTTCGAGCCACCCCCAGCGGACGAAGGCGAAGGATCAACAACGGAAGGTGCGTTAGCCCCCTGGAGCGAAGCGTCAGGGGGTATGGGGGATGTATTTGTATTGGTTCTTTGAAGATTAGGGTGCACCGTGTGCGGGGTGGGGGTGCACGTGGTGCGGGGTGCATGTGGTGCAGGGTGCACGTGGTGCGGGGTGCTGGTAGGCTTTTCGGCCTCACCAGCCTTCGCCATCGAGAAAGGATCGCCTCCCTCCAACTCCGGCGGCTTAGGCTGCTTTGCAAGCCAATCCCTCACGGTCAGCCAGTATTGGTTGGTACGGCGTGAGCTGCCGCGCTCCACCACCCGCAACAAGCCCATGGCCTCCAGGGCACGCAGCGCCTTCTGCACGGCCCGCTCGCACAGGCACGTCCTAACACTCAGGCTTTCAATGCTGGGCCAGCACAGCCCCTCGTCGTTCGCTTGGTCCGCCAAGCTCACCAGCACCAGCTTCTGCGTCATCGCCAACTGGATCGGCCAAGCTAGGCCCATTTGCACCGTACTCATCAGGCTCGTCTATTCCTGGGCCAAGCGGCCCATCAAGGTCAGAAAGGATTGGGAAGATCGATTCGCCGCTACGGCATGGCCGGGGGCGACTGCCAAGGGCTCGCGGTTGTGGCAAGTCACCTGCATCGCCGCCCCCACGCTCAGGCCTTCGCCGCTTGGTTGCGCGCACGGGCAAGGCCCAGCACGCGCTGCGCAGCGGCCACCAGGTCGCCCGTCTCGCGCTCCAGGCGGGCCAGCTCGTTGTCGCTCACCTGGCCATCGGCCATGGCCTCGCCCGTGGCGCTCACCAGCTCAGCAAACTCTTTCGCCATCTGGCCCAGCGCGGCCAGCGTGTCGGCCTCGCCGCCCGCGTTGCTGTGGATCGGCACCACCAGCGCGCCCACCTCGGCCGCAAAGGCCTGCAGGATGCGCCAGTCGGCCGTGAACGCCGTGATCTTGACCGCGTCCAGCAGGCCCAGCTTCGCGTGCGCGCAGTTCGGGCTCACCTCGTGGCTGAGCGTGCTGCCGCTCTTGCCCAGCAGGGGGGCCAGGGCCGTGGCCCCGCCTCGGTAGTCACTCACCACGTTGTACGCGGCAGCCAGCACATTCATGGCACGCACCTCTCAGGGTTGCCATAGCCGTGCAGCGCGGCGTTGCCGACACTGAGGCCATGGGAGACAGTCACATCACAAAAAAAACGCGCGCCGGCCTGATCACGGCCAGGGCTGACTGCAGCCCCCACGCGGCGCGCGCTGCAAAAGCCCAGGGCATCGCTGCCCGTCGCCAAACGCTGGCGCTGCTCTGGGCACCCCACGGGTTAGGCCGCTTCCTTGGAGGGCGCCGGAAGGTCTGGCCAGATCAGCCAGAAGTCGTCGGGCCGCAAGTCGGCGCGCGTCACTTGGCCAGCGGTGGCCCGCTCGATGGCGAGACAGTGGCGCGGTGGCACCGGCCTGACGCCGCTGACCCATTGCGACACCTGGGCTGGCGCAGCGGCGATGCGGGTGGCCAGGGCCAGTTGCGACCCCAGCACACCGCAAGCCTTGGCGATCGCGCACGCTGATTGGTTGGTGTTCATGCAAAACACTATATCGTTGCTAAATACCTTTGGCAACGCCCGACTACCGAAGATGCCGTCCATGGCAAGAGACGACGCTCTCACTCGGACGCGGCGCGCACGCATCAAGCAACTGATTGATCAGCGGTTTGAAGGCATCAGCGCAGACTTCGCACGGGCCATCAGCAAGTCGCCCGCGCAGGTGGCGCATTGGCTCAGCGGGCACCGCAACCCCAACGGCGACACCTGCCGCCAAGTCGAGGACGCGCTCGATCTGCCGCGCGGCGATCTCGACGGAATACCCCCACAGTCAGAACTAGCTCATGCCATGAGCCAGCTGCAACAGATAGTCCCGATCGAACAAATAGTCTGGGAGGACTTGGTGCTCGATCGGATCAAGGGACAGTTTTCTATGGCGGTGGCCGGCGACGCGCTGATGCCGACCTACCCGCCCGGCCAGATGGCCATCTGGGAAGCCGGCGACACCGCCAAGCCCGGCCAAGCCGTGCTGATTCACCTACCCGGCGACAGGTTCGAGCTGCGATTCCTTGAAAGCCGCGGCAACACTTGGGCCGGGGTCAGCCAAAGGCTGGGACACGGCGAACTGCGCCCCGATCGTGATGGCGCCAAAGTCGTCGCGCGCCTGCGCTTCCTCGACCTAGGCTGACCGACGGCGCCGGGGCTTCACTGCTGGATGGTCTCCAGTCGGCCATTCCTGAAGTACAGGTAGGCCCCGCTCGCATAGACCCACTGCTCGCGCACGCCGCGCTTCGTCGTGGTGCTGTTCACGCGCAGGGGCTCGCCCCACCGTCCGGCCAGAACTTCCTCGGGCGTCATGCCGATCGCTGGGCTGCGCAGCGCCAGCGTCGCGGCGATGCGCGCCGCTGCAGCCTGTTGCAGCGCTTGGCGCGTGGCCTCAAACGCTTCAGGCGCCTCCAGCGTCATGCATTGGGCGAGGTGCTGCCCTTCCGTCACCGCACGGCCCAGGCCTGGCATGAGCTTTTGGTTGATCACACCGAAAAGGTCAGCGCCGAGCTGCAGCCGCAGATAGCCGGGCATGCCGGCCGCTGGCCCGAGCACATGCACCTCGGCCGTCGCCGCCGGACGCCACGGCCGCAGCCCTTGCTCCAACAGGATGGGCGGGGGCGAGTCAGCGCACGCTGGCTGATCGCCTCGCACCCACAGCACCTCAGCGGCAGGCGCGGCCAGGGCGGGTGATCCGAAAAAGGGCAGGCAAGCCGCCGCCAGGGCTGTGCAAATGGTGCGCATGGGCGAACTTTGTACGCGCGCAACGCTCAGAGCGCCAAGTTGTTTTAGGTGTTTTCCATAGGTGGTTTATCAATGCTATTGCGTTGAGCGTTTACCGTTGATACATTGCAGCCCATCGACACCCCGATGGAGCCGCAGATGCACCGCCAGCACCACACCCCGCCGCGCCAGCTCAGCCCGCGCACCCAGCGCGCACTCAGCGCCGCCCTCGCCATCGCCATGGGCGCAACCCTGGCCGAGCTGCTCGCGCAGTGGGCCATTGGCACGGGGGTGGCGTGATGGCCTGCACCGGCAACTGCAACCAAGGCCGCGCCTGCACCTGCAGCCGCCCCGTCATGCCCTTCGGCGGCTGCGCCTGCAGCCTGGGCCTCTCCTGCTGCAACTGCGCCAGCGCCGCAGCGCGACCCCCCGAGCATCGCCCCGCCATCGTCATCCGCACCCGCCCCAGCCTCATGGCCCGCCTGCGCCGCTGGTGGCACCTGCTGCGCCTGCGCCAGCAACTGGCCGGCCTCGACCAAGAGCACGAAACCGTGTTCAGGGAGATCAGCGACCTCCAGGCCGCCCGCTTCCTGCCCGACGAGCCCGGAGCCCAGGCCCTGGCCGACGCCACGATCTGCATGCGCAAGCTGGAGCTGGTGGATATCACCCAGCGCCGCGTCGAGGTGGCCAAGCGCATCGAGCAGGCTGAGGTGGTTTCGTGAGCGCGACCAAGCACACACCGGGGCCTTGGGAGTGGGTGCGCGGCAGCAACGAGCTGCGGCCCGTCAACCCTGACCCCAACCACAGCGCCGTTGCTTCCATCTTGTACGCAGAAGGCGGCTTCGGTTTTATCGGCAGCAGCAATGCCGCTTCGTTGGCTGAGCTTGACGCAGACCGGGTTCTCATCGCAGCCGCGCCGGATCTGCTGCAGGCGCTGGCGCGACTGATGCGCAACTTCCCGACTGACGCAGACATGCTCAAGGCTGGCTGGCTGCAGCGTGATGTTGACGAGGCCTGCAGCGCCCATGAGGCGGCTCACATCGTGTACGCCAAAGCCATCGGAGCCACGGCATGACCACCAACCTCCGCCTCACCGGCCTGGTGGCCCACAGCCGCTACTACACCGAGCGCGGCACCAATCGCCCCGTGCACGACCTGGTGCTTGTCCAACATGGCGGCGGCGGCGACGTGCTGGCCCGCCGCACCTGGGACAACACCCCCGCAAGCCACCTTGTGGCCGAGCGCATGGCGCGCAGCTTTCGGCCCCTCCAGCGCGCCACTGTGCACGCCACCGGCTGGGCCTTTGACGCCAAGCACAGGCAGCTCGTCCTAACCGGCGTCGACCACGCCGAGCCCGCCAGCCAGCCGCTGCCCCACCACCAACTTGCACACGAGGCCGCATGAGCTTCATCACCACCGCCTGCGGCCACGAGCTGCACCTCACCAGCCCCAGGCCCGGCGCCATCACCGCGCACGGCATCGCCCACAGCCTGGCGCAGATCAACCGCTTCACCGGCCACGCCGCCCGCCCCTACAGCGTGGCCGAGCACAGCCTGCTGGTCGTCACCATCATGCAGCGCGAGCTGGGCATCGGCTGCCCGCACGCCCTGCTGGCCGGCCTGATGCACGACGCGCACGAGGCCTACTGCGGCGACCTGCACACCCCAGGCAAGCGCGTGGTGGGCCCCGCCTGGGACCGCTTCGAGGCCACCCTGTGCCAGGCCGTGCGCAGCGCCTTTGCCCTGCACAGCGCCAGCGGCGTGCACGCCGACACCATCAAGCGCGCCGACCTGATAGCCCTGGCCACCGAGCGGCGCGATCTGCTGCCCCAAACCGAGGCCACCACCACGCCCTGGGCCAGCTTGAACGGTGTGCACGGCATCACCTGGCTGCGCCTGAACGACCCCCACCGCGCGGCCTTGAGCTGGGCCGACTGGCGCGATGCCTGGCTGGACCTCTACGAAGAACTCGACTTCGCCCGCAACGAATCCCTCACCGTCACACCATGAGCAAGCCACAAGCCCCCATCACCATCACCCGCCCTGTCGGCGCCACGCGCATCCTGGGCGAAGCCAAACCCGACTTCGGCCGCGACCCCGTCGTCACCCGCGCACTGGTCAAGTTCCTGATCAGCCAGGGCAGCCGCGGCGCCACCGCCGAAGAGATCGCCCACGCCACCGGCGCCGAGTGCCGCGCCACCAGCACCAACCTGGTCAACGCCCGCGTGCGCTACGGCGCCGTCTACAGCATCCTGCAAAGCCACCGCCACTGCCGCCACTACGCCATCGAAGTGCCCGAGGCCGAGGCCATCGCCAGTTTCATGGCCTGGCGCGAGGCCGAGCAGGAAGCCATTACCCAGCGCGCCCGCGAAACCCGCGCACATCGCACCGCCATGCACGCCAGCCTTGCCGGCGCCACCAAAGCCGAGATCGCCGCCCGCCGCGCCCAGCACCAGGCCGAGATCCAGCAGCGCCGCGAAGCCCGCAAGCTGCGCAAGCAACAGCGCGAAGCCATCAAGGCCGAGCAGCGCAACACCAACGCCCTGGCCGCCAAGCTCAAGCGCGAGGCCAAAGCCCCCAGCACCGCCACACCAGGCACCCAGGCCGGCGCCCGGTTTGAGAAGGGCGCGGTGGAGACCTACACCGAGCGCACCCGCATCACCGTGGCCCCGCGCCCGGTGGGCCGCTACGAGCTGCTGCAGCCCCGTGAGGGCGGCCTGCGCAGCCTGCCGCTGGGCAAGTACCTGGAACAGCCCAGCACCTGGGTCAAAGCCACCACCGGAGCCGAACCATGCGCCGCCTGACCGCCCTGCTGCTGGCCGCCCTGCTGACCGCCTGCGGCGGCGGCGGCGAGGACGAGCCCGATGTGAACACCCCGCGCGTGGACTGCGCGAAGGAGCCCGAAAAGTGCAAGTGACCAAGCACACCCCGCGCGCTGACAACCCCGACAGCCGCCACGCCGACAGCAACTGGCCCGACGAGGCCGTGAGCGCTTACCGCCCCAGCGACCACTACAGCGAGCCCCGCGCACGCTTTGGCGGCGCCATCTTGCTGCTGTGGGTCGTCGCTTTCATCGCCATCACCACCGTCTGGGAGTTCTTTAAGTGAAAACCCACACCGAAGCCATCACCTGGCACCGCCTCCCCGGCCAGCTGCCAGACGCCGAGATCAACGTGCTGCTCAGCACGACGGGCGACGTCGAAAGCGCCTACTGGAACGGCGAGCGCTGGCTGTGGAGCTACAGCGGCGGCCCCGTCACCGAGCAAGCCCTCGCCTGGTGCCACATGCCCAAGGGCCTGACCGGCGACGAGCCCCATCACGGCCGCCTGATCACCGTCACCCAAAAGGGCAACACCTACCAAACCGCCACCATCGACGGCAAGCGTGCCAGCGCCACCGCCGGCGCCGAGCAAGCCGCGCGGGCGCTGTGCGCCAAGCTGTGGCCGATGCGCAGCATGCAGCTCGAAGTCACCGACGCCGAGCCCGGCCGTGTGACCTTCAAGGCCTATGCGTTCGCAGAGGGAGAGCAAGCATGACCACCCCAATCAAAAACTACGGCCCCGAGTTTTTGGCCGACTTGCGGGCAGAGGCAGAGGCAGAGGCAAAGCCTGCCGAGCCGGTGGCGTGGCCCAGCGGCATCGACATTGCCGACGAGATCGACGCGATATTGCCCGTGAGCATGGGCTATTCCACCCGCGCCGCTGTGGAGGTCTGGTGGCGTGATTTGGTCGCCAGCAAGCTGTCGAAGCTGGCCGCACCCGCAGCGCCTGCCCCGGCGCCGCTGACGGATGAGCAGATCGAAGCCATCGGCCACCGCAAGGCGTGGCGCTACAAGCACAGCAGCGACCCGGCGCACAGCAGCACCTACACGTTCAACCGAACTTGCCTGCTGGACTTCGCCCGCGCCGCCATCGCGGCCAGCAAGGGAGGCGCAGCATGAGCGACTTGACCAAAAGACTGGCCGAGGCCGCCCGTGCCGTTGTTGACTGGAAAACAGGAAGCAGCATCGAAGCGCTGCGCGAAGTTTTGTCCGAATACGACGCGCAAGCCCAGCCCTCATGCCGTGTCTGCGGTGGCGCCAAGACTGTCGAGCAATTCACCAGCGCAGCAGCACCAATTCAGAGGGTCAAGTGCTTTGCATGCAACGGCACCGGGAAGCGTTTGTTTTCGTGCTTTTCCGACAAGAACCCGGAGGCCGATTGGATCGAAGCAGAGCACCGAGAGTCGGCGGCCAGCAAGGGAGGTGGCAATGCGGCTTGACCTGACCGAGCGCGAGCGCCTTGTCATCAGCTACGCGCTGCACCGATTCGCCATGACCGCCCGCGACCGCTTTGAAGTGGCAAGCCAGAAGCGAACCAGCCCTAGCAGTTGGCCTCTCTCCGACATGGAGGCGGCCAAGTTCCTGCAAGACGCCAAGGATGCCGAAGCGTTGATCGAGCGCCTGCGGGTGGCCACCCTGGAGCCAAAGCCGTGAGCCCGCACGCCATCACCCTGACCGCCCAGGAAATCGAAGCCCTGACCGCCTACAAGCGCCCCGCCGACCAGCTCCGCGCGCTACATGCCCAGGGCTACTGGCGCGCGCACCGCGCATCGACGGGCCGCGTGATCTTGGAGCGCGCCCACTACCTCGCCGTCAGCGAAGGCCGCGCCGCTGATGCAGCCAATCGCCCGCGCGTGCGCCCCGTTCTCAAAGCCGCGTAACCTAAGACCATGGGCAAGAACCTGCCGCCCGGCGTGTTTCTCAAGCACGGCCGCTACTACCGCGTGCGAGCTGACGGCAAGCGCCGCGTGTGGCTGCCACTGACGCGCGAGCGCGAAGGCCTGCCGGCGCTCTACATGAAGCTCGCCGAGCTGGAGCGCGCAGCCGTGGCCGACGACCGCATGGCATCGCTCATCACCGACTGGCAGAAGTCCGTCATGGTGCGGCACGCCGTCAAAACCCAGGTGAACGAGATCGCCCGGTGCGCGGTGATTGCCCAGGCGTTCGCCGAGTTCCGCGCCGGCCAGGTGCAGGCTCCCGACGCCAGCGAATTCCTGCAGCAGTTCCGCGATCGGCCGCGCACTCACAACCTCTACCGGGCCCTGCTGCGCGAGCTGATGCGCTACGCCATCGAGCGGGGCTATCGCACCGACAACCCCATTGCAGCCCTGCGCACCATGACCGAGAAGGCGCGCAGCCGGTACATCACCGACAGCGAGCTTCGCCGCATCAAGGTGGGCGGCATCTACGGCGACGACGGCAAGCGCACCCGCAGCGGGCTCATGCTGGCCGCGTTGATCGACATGGCCTACCTGACCGGCCAGCGCATCAGCGACCTGCTGGCGCTGCAATGGGACCGCGACCCGGCCAAGCCGGATGAGCCGCACGTAGCCCGCGACGGCCTGCGCTTCAAGCCATCCAAAACCAGGGGCAGCACAGGCGCGGCCGTGCTGATTGAGTGGACGCCCCGCCTGCGTGCGGTGGTTGATCGCCTGATTGCAATGCGGTCGGCCCGCATGCTCAAGGCGCGCGCCAGCCAGCGCGTGCGCAGTAGCCACCTGTTCACGACGCAGGCCGGCTCAGCGCTGACCTACAGCGGCGCCAGCACCGCCTGGAAGCGGGCAGTGAAGCGCGCCAAGGTGCTGGACGTTCATTTCCACGATCTGCGAGCCAAAGCCCTCACAGACAAGGAACGCACGGACGGCATGCAGGCCGCCAGGACCATGGGCACGCACAGCACCGAGGCCCAGACCAGCGACTACGTGCGAGCCCGCACCGGAGCGCGCACCAAGGCCACCCGTTAGACGCGGCACGATCCGTTAGACAAAACGGAGCCACAAAAGCAAAGCGCCGGACAGTGCCGGCGCTCTATGAAAATCATGTGGTCGGGGCGAGAGGATTCGAACCTCCGACCCTCTGCTCCCAAAGCTGTACCTTCTTCGAACAGCTTCAAGGGCTTAGGCTGTTTTTGTCTAACAGCC